AGTATTTGAAGAAAAGGCATAACGCACACTACGAACTTCCCCTTTATGAGAATCCGTCTTACAATTTCTTATTAGCAGGTTCCCGCGACTCTGGAAAAAGTTATGCTGTCGGCTGTGGTTTTGTACTACATCAATGGTTAACTGATGGTGCATTTAGATATGACAATGAAAGTAGAAATAATCCTAGAAAAGTAGATATAACTATAGGAGCGGAGGGAGCAGAGAAATCTAAACTTATAATGGATAAGATTAGGGTTGCTTTGGATCTATTACCAGGCTCTCAAGAAATAGGGGGTAAGTATTACAAATCTCCTTTTTCTAAACAATTTTCAGGATCTTGGGCTCTAGGTAAGGAAATAAAAGCAGAGTATCAGAAGAAAAAAGGAAGTGATTGGGTAGTAGAAGGTTCTAAATCTATGATAAAACATAGGTCATTTAGGGATAATCCTTTTGCTGACCAAGGTTCTCGTCCTACCGCAATCGTATTAGAAGAAGCAGGTTTATTCTCTAATTTAAAGGAGGTATACTATAATACTAAGGATAACTTGAATGATGGTCTAAAGAAGATCGGATCACTGATTATGTTAGGAACAGGTGGTGATATGGATAAAGGTACTGCTGACATGGCAGATATGTTCTACAATCCAGAAGCATTCTCTATCTTACCATTTGAGGATAAGTGGGAGAATAAAGGTAAGATTGGGTACTTTATCCATACTGCAATGGTACTTAATGAGTTCTTAGATGAAGATGGACATACTAATTATCCTGCGGCTTTAGCTAAGATCCATAAGGAGAGAGAAGGCAAGAAAAAGATTTCTTCAGATCAGTTGAATAAACTCATGCAGTATAGGCCGATAAAGCCTTCTGAAATGTTCTTGGCTCGGAGTTCTAATATATTCCCTGCTCCAGAACTTAGAAGAAGATTATCTGAAATAACTACTGATAAATTCTATGAGTCATCTAGGTTAGTTGTGGATTTAATGTTTGATCCTACTTCTTATAATGGTGTGAAGTATGAAGTTAATCACTCCTTAACACCGATTGATACTTTTCCTACTAAGGATGATGTAGATCGTGAAGGAGCTGTGATTTTATTTGAACCTCCACAATTTCAAGGAGAGACTGTGCCTAAAGGAATGTATGTTATTTCTTGTGATCCATTCAAAGATGATAACGCTCAGGGTAATTCATTAGCCGCTATATACGTAATAAAGACTAATAAGTACCCTCACATGGGATATTCGCAGATTGTCGCTACTTATGTTGGAAGACCATTCTTAGGTAAGAATCAAGTCAACGAGATACTTTACAAGTTATCGTTACTCTACGGTAATGCTACAATATACTTTGAAAATAACGTAGGTAATGTTAAGGATTACTTCGAGAAAATTAGAAGATTAGATCTTTTGGCTTTACAACCTATAACTGTATTCAATAAAAAAGCGTCTTATAATACAACACAGTCTCTTGTGTATGGCTATAATATGTCCAATGATAAGGTTAAATGGGAAGCCTTACAGTACCTTAGATCGTGGTTACTAGAAGAAAGAGAAAAAACAGACAACTATATAGTTAGGAATTTAGATTTAATTCCAGATCCCGCTTTACTACAAGAACTTATTGGATTTACATTAGAAGGTAACTTCGATAGGGTGATGAGTTGTATCGGGTTTGTCTTAGCCTTAGAGGAACTATATAATATAGACAAAAGAAAAGCGGATTATTCTGATAAAACTTCAGAATTAGAAAAGGAGTTTAATCGGATATTCGTTAATAACAAAAATTTATTTAATGAAAGATTTTCCAAAACAACGCCTAGCCTACAGTGAGAAGTCAAAAAATAACTTCGAGTGGGCTAGAAGAACGATAGATTCTTTAGTGGATAACTACTCATCCTCTTTCGGTATTGTATCAAACAAAGCATCCGATTATGTTAGAATGGTTTCTAATTATCAACTCTACAATAATCAGTTAAACCAGACTGATTTTGAAAGAGAATGCAATCCTTTAAACATTGATGTAGGTCAGTTCAAAGACACTATTCAACCTTACAACAAGACTTATAATAAGATACAAGTGCTATTATCAGAAGAACTAAAACGTCCTTTTGTATTTAAAACCGTACTTGTAAACTCAGAAGGAATAAAGTCTAAGTTACTTTACCGAGATAACTTATTAAAGAATTATTTACAGAATCAAATCCAAACTACTATAGCTAGCATTTATGGAGATAATCCTCCAGAGAATGTAATGGATCCTAATGAGATTAGTAAGTACATGAAGACTACCTATCTTGAGGCTAGAGAAATAACTTCTTCTAAGATATTAGAATATTTATGGAAAAAACTAGATATAGATCTACTCAAGAACGATTCGTTTAAACACGGTCTATTATCTGGTTACGAGTTCTCTTATGTAGGACGAGTTAATGATGAGCCTTATTTGGAAGTACTAAACCCGCTAGGTGTGTTTTACCATAAGTCTCCAGAGACTATGTACATACAAGATGGGCTTTATGCTGGTTACAAGACCTACATGACTACTGCTGATGTGCTAGATAGATTTGGTCAGTTTTTATCTGAAGATGATAAGGACAAGATTGATAGGAAGGATAGGATTTCAGGAGATTCGTTAATAGGTCACACTATGAAATACCCAGATAATCCTGTATATGATTCTATTTCAGTAAATACTGGTTCTTATGGTAATACTTCTTATAAAGAAGAAGATGTTATTGTAAGTCATATAGAATGGAAGAGTTACCGTAGAGTAGGATTCTTAACATTTATGGATGAATACGGAGAAGAAAAGACTGAATTAGTGTCTGAAGATTTTGTGATTCCTGCTTACGCTGAAAGTAAAATTGTTACTAAGGCTTATGGTAGAAAGTGTAAGTATTACTACTTCGATGAGTTTACTTTGATGTGGGATTATATCCCTGAAGTATGGTCAGGAGTTAGAATAAACTCTGATATATACTGTAAGATTGGCCCAAAAGAAGATCAGTTCAGGTCTTTAGATAATCCTTACGAAGTTAAGTTGGGCTATCATGGAGTAAGTTACTCTGCTATGAATGCTTCTGCTATCTCGCTAATGGATAGGATGAAACCATTCCAGTATCTCTATTTTATAGTGATGCACAAGCTTAAGAAACTGATTGCTCAAGATGGTGGTAAGGTATTCCCTATTGATTATTCTATGATTGATTCTAAATTAGGTTTAGAGAAAACTCTCTACTACTTAAAAGAATTGAATTTAGATATTTATAACTCGTTAGAAAATGCGGATTCTCCAGGTCAAAGCCATAGAGGTAAAGTAACTACTCCAGCAGACATGTCTAACATGCAAAACATAATGGGGTATATAAATCTTCTTGCTGCTATAGACCAGCAGATTTCTGACGTTGCAGGTATTACTAGACAACGAGAAGGACAAATGTCAAGTAACGAGGCTGTTACTAATGCTCAGTCCGCTATACAAATGTCCTCAGCAGTTACTGAATTATATTTCCACACCCACTTCACGTTATGGGGTAAGATATTAACTTCATTAGTTCAAACAGCACAAAATTGTTACAAGGATAAGTCGATAGTAAAACAGTATGTATTAGATGATTTATCTATTGCTACTTTAGAAATAAGTCCAGACGATCTTAACAACGCTGATTTAGGAGTATTTATTTCATCATCTATTAAGGATAACGATCTTTTCAAATCTCTACAAGGACTTGCTGCAGATCTAATCCGTTCTACAAGAGCATCATTCTCCGATCTTATTTCTCTTTACACTGCTACGTCATCTGAAGAACTTAAGAATAACATTATGGCTTCTGAAGAAAAGACTAATGCTATGTCTCAACAGCAACAGCAGGCTCAGAACGAGGCTATGATGGCTATCGAGGAACAGAAGAGAGCAACAGAAATGGAGATCGCTAGGCTTGAGTCTGACACTAAGATTAAGGTTGCTGAAATTGGTAGTTTTTCTAGGCAGATGGATCAAGATGTAAATGATAATAATGTCCCAGATCAATTGGAAATAGAGAAGTTAAGAGTTAACACGGCTTTGAAAGAGAGGGAACTTGATATAAAAGAGAAAGAACTAGAAATCAAGAAAAAAGCCATTCAAAATAAACCCTCAAAGTAAAAACACATTAAAACACAACTACATTTATGGAAGAATTAGAAGAATTGTTTGCTCCAGAAGCGGATATAGACACAGAAGAAAGTTCACAAACCTCAGTGGATCCTTTATTTGACTACTTAAAATCGAATGCACTTATAGAAGTTGATGATGATTTCGAGTATGATGGTACAGAAGAAGGTTTACAAAAAGCCTTGGAAACTACTAAAATTAAAAGAGAATCTAGAACAACTGATGAATTATTAGGTAAATTACCACCTGATTTCCAGGCTCTACTAGAGTACGGATTAAACGGAGGAAATTCCTTACAAGAGTACTTAGATGCTTACGGATCTACAGATGTTAGCACATTAGACTTAGAAGATGAGAATAACCAAGAGACTGTTTTACGTCAGAACTGGAAACAAACATCTACTTTCTCTGATACTAAGATTGATAGCATGATAGAGAAACTTAAGAAAACTGGCGACTTAAAAGAAGCGGCTGAAGAGGCTGCTGCTGAGTTAGTAGAACTTAAAGAATCTAGAAAGGCTAAGTTAATTGCAGATCAGAAGGAAAGGATCAAAGAGGAACAGGAGACTATCCAAAACAGAGCAAAAGAGTTCAATCAAAAATTCGAGGAGTACAAAACTACTCCGGAAAGAAAAATTAAAATTGAATCAATATTTAAGCAAGACACTTCAGGGGAAGTAAAATTTAATAAGATCATAAGAGATGTTAAATCTAACTACGAGCACTTATTACAACTTGCTGATTTATTAGTGGATTACGATTCTACTAAAGGATTCAATTTAGACAGATTTACTAAGAAGGTAGAATCTGAAAAAGTAAAGGGTTTAAGAGATATTTTAGAAAGTAAAATAAAAGACTCTAAGACTCAAGTAAAAGGAAGTGCAGTCAAACCAACAAACGACGACTTCGATTTTGAAAAGTTTTTAAATTTATAACATGCCAACACCACAAAGTTCATTTATTATAAAGCACTATACTGGTTTCGGTGGTAATTTCGTTGACTCTAACTACTTAGGTCACTCTTACGATGCCGCTAAACCACACGTGTTTGAGAATACTTTGATGAAGATTTATTCTTCTAAATCAAGATTCTTCACTGGAGGTAAACTCCTTACTCAGATGCTAGGTGCATCTAACACATATGCTATCAAGGAGATTGATGGCGAAGTATGGCGCTGGAAACTACAAGGCGCTGAGCACAAGTCTGCTCGCGTATTAGAAGTAGTTGAAGCATCTACTGCTCCAGGTCTTGCAGGAACTACATTCAAGGTTAAACTTGATTTGAATTATTTTGCTCGTCCAGACGTATTAATGGGTGAAGATAATAACTTCGCTATGGAAATCGTTGAGGGCCCAATTCCAGACGGTACAGGTTTCGTTTATGTACTCAGGTTACAAGGTGATTCTCCAACCACATTCTTCCCAGTTTCTGATTTACAGCCTGGTAAGAGATTCGAGAAAGTGTGGACTTCAGTTGTTAGTGAAGCTAACAATATCTACGGTACACAACAAGCTCCATCTTCTTTGATGCTTGAGAACCAACTTGGTTACTTCGCTCAAAAAATCACGGTTACTGATAAAGCAATGCGTGTTGATGGACGATTGGGAGTAGACTTCATCATGACTGATGCTTCAGGTAAAGAAACTAAGGTTTCTAAATTCTTACCTATGTACGAAGCTCGCATGCAAGAGGAGCTTTATTCCGGGATCGAAGCGCAGCTTGTGTATGGCAAGCGTCAAACTCGTCCAGGTATCAATGGTTACACATTGAAGACTGGTTCTGGTATGAGGGAACAACTTAAAGATGGATGGGTTCAGTACTACAACGGTGCTCTCACAGTAAATCTTTTACGTGATTACTTAATGGATATTTTCTTCTCTCGTCAAAACGAAGATGATCGTTCTGTTAAAATCATAAACACCCGTTGTGACCTGTAGTAGAAATACTGCTTGCAAACTTTCCTAAATTGCTGGAAATTCTTAAAGCCTTGATGCCTTATATAAGGAACGAAAGTAGAAACAAGTTCAAGGATTAGTAATGCCGAAAGGCTAAAACCGAATAAATAGACCATCAGCAGGTAACTATGAATGAAATTATAAACAAATATAAAAATGGAGATTCAATGCTCCAAATAGCGCGGGAACTAAGTGTTCCTTATAGAAAAGTAAGATCTGTATTAAGTAAACAAAATTTAATAAGGTCTAAAAAGAGAATTTTGAATCAAGAATTTAATTGGAATTATTTTGATATTATTGACACTCCAGAAAAAGCTTACTTTTTTGGGCTTATACATGCAGATGGATGTATACACGTAACTGAAGAAAATAGACTTAGGTTTTGTATAAACCTTAAAAAAGAAGATGGGTATCTAATATACAAATTAGTTCAAGTTCTGGGATTACCTAGAACCAAAGTTAAAGAAATAGAATTTCCAAACAAAACATGTTCTCCTCAAACGAGTTTTCAATTTAGCAACCAAGATTTCCTACTTGGACTAAAAGAGGTTAAAACTAGTTTAGGAATAGCAAAAGTACCAACCCAATTAGCCCCGCACTTTATAAGGGGGGTATTTGACGGAGACGGAACAATCTATACTAAATACAGTAAAAAGATCCATAAATATTATTACATGGGTTTTATTGGAAATCAAGACTTTTTTGACTACTTAAATTTACATTCTCCGGTAAAATTTAAAACTAGACCAATAAACTCTCCTGGAATATTCAGAGGAGAAATATGGTCTAAAGAAGATGTTTTAAATTTTGGAGAATTTATTTATCAAAATTCCAGTGTGCATATGATTAGAAAACACACTAAATACTTAGACGCTAAATTTCATTATAGCTCTTCAACGACTAAACGGAAGGCACCTTAACTATTATATAGAAGGTGGTGATATAGTCTAATCTTAATAGAAATATCAAGTTAATAAAATGGACGGGAACATTAGGTGCAATCTTATTCCACCAAGCAATCGCTAATTTAGCAAATGGTTTCTTGACTGTAGATACTAACTACATCCGCAAAGAGACTTCTTACAACGGTACACCTGCTTTAGGTTTCGGTGCTGAGTTCACTCGCTACTACGGACCACAAGGTATCATCGTAGAATTGTACAAGAATCCTATGTACGATTCAGAAATGTATTGCAAACGCAATCACCCTCTTTACCCTAACATGCCTATCGACTCAGCTCGTATGACTATCTTGAATTTCTCAGGGGACGCTACTGGTTCTAACATTAGCATGGTAAAGGAAAAGAATTCATTCACTAGGGCATATGTACCTGGTATGGTGGGTCCAGCAGGCCCAATGACGGGCGGAATGACTGCAAGTTTGAATCATGGTTACGATACTGCGATCCAAACATCTGCAGGTTTACACATTACAGACGTTAGTTTGTGTGGAGAATTGATTTACGAAATAGGCTAATCAGCCAAAAAACAACAAATACTGGTTACGAGAAATCTAGCCAGGTCCTAATACTATGGGTAAAAAAGTATTTATAATGTCTGTCCCACGTGAATCCGCAACTGGATTACACAATGCTCGTAATGAAAACTCTGGAGCATTAATAGGGAAAACAAAGGTAGGTAGTAAGGCCAACACTAAGGTGATGGCCCTCTACTCTCCTGTTAAAGGAGGCTTAAACAATTACATTTCTTACACTCCTTGGATTGATCCAGAAACTAACCTACCAGGTAAGAATGAGAAAGGAAATGTAATCATGCTTCAAGAATATCTTGAAAACAAATACGGAAAAGAAAAAGGATTCTATACAAATCGTTCTGTAGCTAAAGATCAAAAACCTGAAGACGCAACTTATTTTCAATCTACTTATTGGATACTAAATGATGGTACTACCATGTTTGATCTCGATAATGAGTACGATGAATTAGGGTATTACGTTATGCTAGGTTCTAGTTTAGTAGCAAATTCAGAAAGAGAATATAAAGAACATAAGTGGCCTAGAGCAGAATTCTATATAGCAATAGAAAACGAATCGGA